AAGCAATCTGCGCTGCTACAGGCGGCACAACTCCTACATTCGACATGGGCTTCACTTTGTACGGTACTTCTACCGCTACAAACACAGGCTTGATCTCTGCTGCTGTTGCTACCACAGGCAAGTTGGTGATTAACCAAGCTTCTGCTACTGCTGGCGCTAACATGGGCACCACAATGTCTACAACCAGCTTGGTGACTATCACCGGCGGCGGTACTTCTGGTGATGCTCCTACAGGCGGCACTATCACTGGTACGATTCTGTACTACGTTGTTGATCCAACATTTGGTCAGCAAAACGCTTAATTGATCTTGGGGGCTTCGGCCCCCGTTTTAAAGGAGATTGATTATGACGATGCAATATGACGTAAAGCAGGCGCACCTAAACCAATCCGGTTTAATGGTCTCTGGCCGCAACCGAGTTAAAGCTGTTGCTTTTGTCGGAACCGCGACCGCAGGTCAGTTTGTTTTGTTTGATACAACAACTGCCCCCGTTACAAGTAGCGTAACTTACGGTCGTTCAGGTACAACCATTACTGTTTCAAAGAACGCTCATGGTTTGTTGGCCGGTCAAACTATTGGTATTGACTTTGATGCCGGTACAGGCGGCGCAGCTACACCCGGAAACTACACAATTGCCACTGCAAGCGCAAACAGCTTTACTATCACCGACATTAACTCTGGAACCATTACAGGTTCACCAGCTGCCGTCTATTCAACAGGCGGATGGTTAATGACATTTGATGTTGCCGCAGGTGATACTTACAACAACGGTCAACTTTTGCCCGGTGAAGGTATCTTGGTAAGAAACGGCGTTTATGCTTATATGGCCAATTTGGCCGCTGTGAGTATTTTCTATGGCTGAGAAAAAACAAGCAGTTCTGGCTGGGCGTAAGCTATTCATAGCTATCCCAGCGTATGACGGAAAAATCAACATCAAACTTGCGTACAACATTGCGGCGTTAATGCCCAAGGCGTTGCAGTTTGGTGTGTCCGTTAATATGGGCGATGTGTCTGGGTGCTCAATCATCACTATGGCCAGAAACCAATTAGTGCATGAGTTCCTTAAGTCAGATTGCACAGAGCTGCTGTTTATTGATTCTGATGTTATTGCTACGGCAGATGACATCTTGCGCTTGATGGCGCAGAGTGGGGGCAAAGACATTACCGCCGGTATGTACCCACGCAGATCCAAAGATAGAAACTTCTTTGCTGATCTGTACTTTGACGAGAATGAAGACCTTGAGTTTGACGGATCACTGATGCGTTTGAAGCGCGTCGGCACTGGTTTTATGCTGATTCAGCGCCATGTCTTAGAGACTATGGTGACATCGCATCCTGAGTGGTTTTATAACTTTAAAGGCGAACAAGTGTGTGGTGTTTTTGATTTCAAGATCATTGATGACCACTACCTTGGTGAAGACTATTTGTTCTGCGACCGCGCTCGTGAGCATGGATTTAAGATTCATGCCGATGTAGACATCAGTCTTCCTCACGTTGGAACAGAAACGTTTGAGAATAACTTCCGTGAAGAAGTAGTAATACCTTTGCTAGAAGCTATTCGTAAGACCAAACTGAAAGTAGCAAATGGCTAAGAGTCCAGCATGGCAGAGAAAAGAAGGCAAGAATCCGAAGGGTGGCTTGAATGCGAAGGGTCGCGCCTCCGCGAAAAAGCAAGGCATGAATTTGAAACCGCCCCAGCCAGAAGGCGGCTCCCGCAAAGACTCTTTCTGTGCGAGGATGGAAGGGATGAAAAAGAAACTAACATCCGCCAAAACCGCCAAAGACCCAGACTCACGCATAAACAAATCACTTAGAGCATGGAAGTGCTAAAGGATAAACATGGCTGAAAATTCACGTCGTGTCAATATTGACGAGCAAGGAAAAATTACTGGTGGTTTAAAGCCAATGCCAGAAGGTACTGCTCGCGTCAAAACTAAAGAAGATCTTGAAGCAATGGCCAGAAACCAAGCAGACTTGGATGCGGCAGCGGCAAGAAGAGCAGATAGACAGTATCAATCAGCTCTTAATTTGTATAAACAAGGTATCAATGCTGGGTTTGGCTTTAAACCAAGACCAGAAGATGCAAAAGAAGCTATGGATTTGCGTGGCGCAGCAGTAGGACGACGCGATAAATTTTTAGGTGATGAGGAAAGATTTGACGAAGCCAACAACCCTAAAGGTTTTAAAAAAGGCGGCAAGGTTTCTTCAGCATCTAAGCGTGCAGATGGTATTGCTCAACGTGGCAAGACTAAGGGTCGGATGCTGTAATGGACGTTCAAATTCTTTGGTCAGCAGTTTTATCCATCATCCTTGGGGTTGGTGGATTTATCATTCGCGAAAAGCTTGCTGAAGTCAAGGAAGTAGCTTCAGAGCTACGGCGCGTTGAGCGTTTGCTCAACATTACACGAGAGGAGAACCATCGTGATTTCATTACTAAAGCAGAAGTTCAAAGAATTTCTGACCACATTGACCAACGCTTTAACAGGTTGGAAGAAAAGATTGACCAGCTTATTCGGCAGAAAGGATAATGATGCCAAGTAAGAGTAAGGCTCAACACAATTTCATGGCCGCGATTGCACATTCGCCATCGTTTGCTAAGAAAGCTGGAGTGCCCATGTCTGTGGGCAAAGAGTTTGTAACTGCCGATAAAGGCAAGAAATTTTCAAAGGATGGCGATATGAAAAAAGGTTACGCAGATGGCGGCATGACTATGGTCAACAAGGGTGGCAAGATGGTTCCTGACTTTGCTGCTGACGGCAAGGGCAAGATGGCCAAAGGCGGCATGGCTCATGAAGACGTCAAGATGGACAAGAAGATGATGCAGAAGGCCGTAAACAAACACGAAGGCCGTTTGCACAAAGGTGAAGCTATGACCAAGCTTGCTAAAGGCGGCATAGCTCCATCTAAGATGGGCGCTGTTAAAACAGGTAAAACGCCAGATGGTGTTGCTACTAAAGGCAAGACCAAGGGAACAATGATTGCCATGAAACGTGGCGGAAAGTGCTAAATCATGCCAATGACACCAGCAGCTGCAAAGCAATATAAGCCCCGTCGTACACCCGGTTCTTTGGATGAAGTCATTTATCCAGAGACTCGTGCAAAGATGGAAGAAGCCAAGATAGATGTTGAAGACGAGAAGGCTCGTTCTAAGATTAAATCTATGGGTTATGCCAGTGGAGGTAAAGTCTCTTCTGCATCTAAGCGTGCTGATGGTTGCTGCACTAAGGGCAAAACCAAAGGCACTATGATTAAGATGAGTTACGGCGGAAAGTGCTGATATGTTAGCCAGCCGTGGGATGGGGGCCATCTCCCCCAGCAAAATGCCCAAGGGTGTACGCAAGGCACGCAGAGACGATACTGACTTTACTCAGTATGCTGAAGGTGGGCCTGTTGGCTTGTATGCCAATATCAATGCTAAGAGAAAGCGCATAGCTGCTGGCTCTAAAGAGAAGATGCGTAAGCCCGGACAGAAGGGCGCGCCCACGGCTCAGGCATTTATTGACTCAGCCAAAACAGCGCAGAAATAATAAAAGATTTCTAGGATTGACATGACCACTACCGGCTCTACCCTATTTAACTTAGACTTCACGGAGATTGCCGAGGAAGCATGGGAACGTGCTGGTCGTGAAATGCGTTCTGGCTACGACCTAAGAACTGCCCGTCGTTCAATGAACTTGATGACCATTGAGTGGCAGAACAAGGGTATCAATATGTGGACTATGGAGCAGGGATTCATTAACTTGACTCCCGGCCTAGCCACATACGCATTGCCTACAGATACTATTGATTTGCTGGAACAGGTTATCCGTACCGGACAGAATACCTCTTCTACGCAAGCTGACTTGACTATTACACGCATCAGCGTCTCTACCTATGCGACCATTCCAAACAAACTCCAGCAAGCTAGACCAATCCAAGTCTGGGTTCAGAGGTTATCTGGCGAGACTAATCCAACGAGTGCGGTCTTGGACGGAGCCATCACTTCCACGGACACCACGATAACGCTTAACTCGGTGGTTGGACTAGCTGGATCTGGATTTATTCGTCTAGAGAGCGAAGACATTTACTACACATACATCTCAGGCAATGAGCTTGGTGGTGTATTCCGTGGTCAAAACAACACCACAGCTGCATCTCATGCAGACGGTATTGCGGTGTTTGTGCCTCAGTTGCCGGCGGTAACGGTATGGCCAACGCCTGATAACAGCACAAGTTACCAGTTTGTTTACTGGCGTTTACGTCGCGTTCAAGATGCCGGCGCTGGTATGGAAACAGCAGACATGAACTTCCGTTTCTTGCCTGCTCTGACAGCTGGTTTGGCGTATCACATTGCTGTAAAAGTGCCAGAACTTATGCCTCGCGTACAGATGTTGAAGCAGATGTACGACGAAACTTTTGAGATTGCTGCTGGTGAAGACCGAGAAAAAGCGGCGATCAGGTTTGTACCTCGTCAGATGTTTATTG